GGCATCCGTATTTGAAGAGATCGGTTGAGCGCCACTGCTTGTGTGAGCAGTAATACAGATGTAGACATTGGAATTCGACGTATCTTTAATTAGATCTCGGACTACATAGGCTGTTGCAGCCCCCCAGTTTCCTCTGAATACCCCGATTTCCTGGGTGACATTCAGATCCCCGCTACCATCAAAAGCGAATAGCTTATTGGCTCTTGCAGCCGCAGTTGTGGATATCTCTACAGTCCCAGCATCCGTTACAGCGGAATCGAACTTGATGGTACGGTCAATGATGTCTTTGTGCTGCTGAGTGATCATCGTCACTCGGTCAAGCGTTTGCTCAAGCACTTCTGCTGGGAGCGGATCGTTCTCTACGAAATCGGTTCCCTGAGTCAGGGCGACTTCACGCAGGATAACCAGTGTTTCCCCTGTCGCAGGAGCCGTTACCATGTTCACGGTCCCACCGGCAGCAACACCCGCACCCGCAACGGTGTAATGGGTTGTTATAGTTTGCGTGGTACGGACCCCTGTGGAACTCACCAGGATAACGGTCAGATCGCCATCCGCCAGGAAGTAGTACGGAAACGAAAACGCCGTGGTTGTCCCGTTGCCAGAATACTCCGACCTGTTGACGGTACTGGAAACTGTCATGTCTTAATCCTCTCCATCGTTCATATTATCCTAACTCGTTGGGAAAACCACAATTATTTAGACACATTAAGTGCTGTTTCATTCCGATAACTCGGCAAAAGCGTCTTTGATATTTTTGCTCACTTCATTTCCAAGGAGGGCTATCTGAATCATATTCGCGTACTGTGTATCTATCATTTGTCTCTTCTCGTTAGGAGGCATACTTGGGTGCGTGTGTATCTTCTGGATAAAAATACTGTGTTCTGTAAGCACCTTACGAAACCCTTTTAGTTTAAACAGCGTGTTCTCTGGATTCTCTTTGAGAAGAGCCATCGCATCCTCAACGCGCCCTTCCTCTATCCGCTTTTTAAAGCTTCCAGCGTATCTGACTGATTCTGCGTAGTTGTCATAGAAATCAGTGATCGAACTGGCGGCTGAAGTCGGATACCGCACAACAAAGCTCTTTATGAACGGTATATCCGCTAAAGTGCTTGCTGGCTTTACAGGATCTGGAAGCGCTCCAGCCTCTCTCAACCCCTTGTCAACCAACTGAAGCGTCTGCATCCCCAGCCCCCCGGTCCACTGGCGTATATAGTTCTCGATGACAATCGCAGAACCCATGGTACTCGACCGCATTCCAGGGATTTTAGTAATCATCTTCCCTAACGACTTGGCGATCTCAGTGGTGTAGTTTGTGTACTGCTCTTCAGGTAGAAGACGCTCCAATCTACTAGGAATAAGGGCTGTGCCTCTGAAGAAAGAATGATTGGATATTTGTTCCAGAATAGGAACTCCTGCATTCGGTATCACAGTAGTCAATGAGTCAGCCTTCATCGCATCGAACAACCTTCCTTTCAAGTTCTCATCGCTGTCCGCCATCTTATCCAGCATTCTTTCAGGGAATGTACCGAAAAGGATGCCCAACTCAAACGGTTTGGGAATTCTGAAGATGTGTTCATCAGTCATCACGATCCAGAACAGATCCTTCTGCCAAGCAGGAAGTTGTTTGTACCGCGGATCATCATGGTTACTCATCCACAATAAGACAGAAGGCATGGTGATCATGGCTACAGCTTTTGTGGTCGCCCTACCAGGGTTATCCCGAAAGACTCGGTACATTCTGTCATACCCTTGAACTCTGGCATTCCAGAAAGCCGTAATCATATTCATCGCTCTCATGCTGGACCCCATCCTGGCAAAATCCAGAGTTACTTCACGAGACTGAAACCCAGCTTCAACCAACGCAGCTTTCCCGCGCTTACCCTCCATAGCCTTCTTGAATTCACCTAAACGAGTTGCGTTCTCAAATAGCTCAGTAGTCACACGAAGCAGACCAAGCGGGCTTTTGATGACGTTCACCGCCGCGTCCAGCATTCCTGTTTTATCAACCAGGGTCTTCAGGTTTTTCTGTAAATAAATTCTATCCAGCGAGACAAGAGTGGCTTGCGGTCCTCCACCAAACACCCAATCCTTGAAAGCCTTGTCTTGCTTCACGAGTGAGGTCAGCCCAGACATTGCATCAATGAAAGGTCTGAACCCGTTCTCTGAGTACACCGCCGCAGTGATGTTGTCCCGCAGCATGTTACGAACAAAGAAGTCTGGGTTCAAGATCGCCCCTGCGCGTAGCGTCTTTGCTGGAATAGCCACAATCCGCGTCAAAAGGTTAACGCTTTGGTGATCCATCCCATTCATGAAGCTGGCGACTTCTTCATCAACCTTGTATACCTCTCGATCTCCTTTGCGGTACACAACGATCTGATCTTTTGTCTGAGGCAACGCCATTGGTCTGAAGATCAGCATTTCATTGGGAGTCAGTTCTATCCCCAGTTCCTCTGCGTACTCTTTTAGTGATCTCTCCAGTTCCTTCTCTGAAACCTTGATGGGTTTCAACTTCTGCTTCACCTTCTCTACAAGCGATGAGTTCAACTCTGATGTCTTCGCAAGATCAACTAACGCGCTACCCGTTGCATTCCGTTCAGCCAGTTGCACATACAGGTAAGTGTTCTTGATAACACTTTCCAGCGGGTCGAGTATGACTTTCTCAGACCCTTTTATCTTCTTGATCGGTTGATGCGTTCTCAAACCCTTCCCAACAGAAGGAGCTTTCTCATCTACAACCCTGAAGAAAGGAACATAGTCCTTGTTCGCTTCGCGAATGGCGCTGTACATGTTTTTACTGATTACACCCGAATCCCGTAGATATTCAGTAACGCGATCTTGAAAATCCACCAACTCCCTGAACACAGACTCGTACTTTCCTCGACCACCAGCAATAACGCGACCAGCCACTTCCAGATCAACTCCGGTTTCCACTGGTTTACCCCGCGCAGCCAATTCAACAGCCCGCCTTGATACTGCATACGCTCTGAGACCATCAAGGCTATCCGCTATTGGCGAAAGAATTTGTCTAAGTCCCTTTCCGGTAACGTCTCCCGTTTTAAAGTTACGAGTCTCAAACTCAAGAAACAGATTGGCTTTCGATGTAGCCGCTACAGAAGTTCTTGCAAGCTTATAAGGGTCCATGTCGGCGGGGAGTTCTTTCCCTTCCGACAACAATTCAACAATCTGTTTTAACGGATGAGCCTTATCAATGAGATGGGTGTACAACCAATCCACCCCAGCCCATCCTGTCTTCTTGTTCTCGCCCACTGATACCCGACCAAGGACGGTCTTTTCATCCTCGGAAAGCGGAGTCTTATCCGCAGAGGGTCTTGGCTTCACAGGAGGTCTTGGCTCTGAGGACAATGCTTTCTGTAAGATAGCCGGATTTCTTAAACCCTCATTGAGAATACTTAGCGGATGAATGCCGGTTTCCTTGTATCTCGAATGCAGCTTATCAACAACCAACCTCCCGGTTGTTGTCAACTTAGTGCTTGTCTTTATAGCGCCCTTAACCCCACCAATCAGAATAGCTGCGTCCACAAAGTCATGCGGCTCCGGAACCTTTCCTTCCAGCGCAGACCCGACAGACACCATGGTCGCTATCTCAGCAGCGAGTGTCTGAACTCCGGGTTTAGCCAATTCCCCAGCCTTACCCGCAAAGAGACCCGTCAACGCTCCTTTCCCTGTTGACACCATAATGGCAGATAACCTTTCCCAGAAATCTCCAAAAGTCTTAACAGTTCCGTTCTGGTACTCCTGTATCAGAGACTCCCTGACCATCGCGGGTAGCGCAAACGCGCCCGCCATTGATAACGCTGGCACAGTAAGGATCTCTTCAGGAAGCGCTACTTGCGGACCAGCCTGACCCGCAGTCAATGCGGCGCCACCCCCAAAAAAAGCACCTCCAACCATCGCCGGGAAGTCGCCCACCAGCATTCCCGCATGGTTCGCTATGCGTTCTGCCATAGGGGCGTTATCCGACAATATCTGGTCCGGAGACTTTCCCCGCTGAAGCAGTCCTGTCACAGAAGACTGATACCCAGTATCCAGCCCGCGGGAGATCTGCTCCATTATGCTTCCCTGATCCGCCTCATCTTCTTCCGGAACAGACACCATCCGGGTAGCCAGAGTCTGTAATGTCTTCTTATCAGGCTCCGGTGTACCAAAATATTCATTAATTTCCTTATGCGAAAACCCAGCGGATGTCATATCAGATCGAGTTTCGGTATCCCAGGCGTGAACCTCCTGCTCAGAAAACCCAGCGGATCGTAACTCTCCAAGTATGTCCGTGCCGTTCATTCAGTTCATTTAGGGATCGCGTCTTTAGGGATCGCGTCTTTAGGGATCGCGACTACCTTCTTCTGCGGAAACAACGCTCTCATTACCCAGGCATTCGTAGTCTCGCCATCACGTTTCGGAGGAACCGGGTTTTCTAAGAGTGAAGCAGCCGCCTTTTTTGTGTCCTGTAATTTCTCGCGGTCACTCTTCCTGAACAACTCAGCCATATTCCCCAAATACTCCGGTTTATCAGGATGTAATAAAAGGTAGGGGTCTTTCTTCTGGTCTATATAACTCTTTATCCTGTCTCTGACCCACATTTCGAACTCATAAAAACTCTGGTCACCACTTGCGTCTGGCCCCATTAGGCTAGAATTGGTGATTGTGCCTTTCATCCGCTTCAAGAAAGAGCTAACCGCTTTCTCCAGCATCGCATCCCCTGTGGTCAGATTATCGAGTATCCCCTTGAGAGAGTTATAGTCCCCCACGGTCAACCCCTCCCCAATGTAAGAGGCTATTTCCTTTTTAGTTGGCATCTGGTGATCGAACACTTGCGCGTCCGCCTCAATCACTGTATGCAGCGATTTTGCCGCGGCGTCAGCTTCTTCCCCGGAAGCATATACCGGCCAAAAGCCGCTCTCTATCTTCTCTTTCCAGTATTCTCTGAGTTCATCATGATCTGTAATGATCCGTCCTTCTTTATTTAGATAACCCGGTACATTTACATGCTTCTTGCTCTCAGGCGTTAATTGAATAGACTCCACAAGAACAGTGGTCTTTGTCCCATCTTCATGATAATAAGGTGAAGCTCCTCCTATAAAATCCTGTGAATCCAAATGATAATTTCTGAGATTATGTTCTGAAGTGGTTAATTTATTCTCAATAAATTTCGCTTCTGGATTCGGCGGAAGGGGGTCAGTCATCCGCTCCCGAATACTAAGGAATAGACCGGAGTCAGTGCGGTTCAACGGCGAGTACGAGGTAAGTATCTTCCTAAAAGTCTCTTTAGAACCGGAGCCGAAAGCTGGCAGATCAGATTCTAGTACTTGTTGCCATGTCAACGGATTTTCAGGGTCACCAAGTTGTTTTAAAAAAATGTCTCGTGTAGCGTCATCTTCTTTCTCTTGAGCGTCCTTTAATCGCCTCTTCGCCTTCTCAGCCTCCGCTTGATTCGCGTTATCAGCTTGCCTCGCTTCCCCAATCAGCGATTTTATAGATTCAGTACCAAGTTCTGAATTCCAATCACCGTTTTCAAGGGCAGTTCTCGCTGCCACAGGGTCATTACGAATACCCCCTCTAACAGCAGCTTTGGCTAGAGTACGACGGGTATTCTCTTCGAGTACTCCTTTTAAGTTCGCGGGGAGTTTAACGTATGGCCCCTCTGGGTCATGTAAGATCTGGAGACTGTCTCCAAGGACCGTTTCATGTTGCGTTGGATCAAGCAAAAGGGTGTTAGCGCTATCATTTAACCCGTTGGTGTATTTCTCTTTTCCCTTCTCGGAGATAGAACTGGCGTTTAGTGTAATAGCCCGAACTATCAAGTCAGCTTTAAGCTGCGCTGAGTTCGCTGCCCAATACGCTTGTCCGGCTTCCGTCTTAGCGTGTTCCTTATTTCTCTCTAAATAATCGCTTATATCTCTGCTGAACGCATCTACAAAACCAGGGGAAGATCCCTCGTCTGTCCTTGAACGCTCAATAACATTACGAGTCCACTCAACTCTAGCGTTTTGTAGAATAGAGTGCAGATTAGCCTTGTCATCACGTTTGGCTTTTTCATCCAGGAAATTAGTAAGCTGAACCGCCGCTCTGGCTCCATACCCAAGCGCCTCCCCGACCCCGGATGTAAATCCTGGACGTTGAGCCATCTTGGGGGAGGCTTGCGCCCCCATAATCCGTTCAACTGAAAACTTGGATCTATATACCTTTATTCTAGGCATGAGTTTCGGTTACCAGTTGCTCTGTGTGGTCTTCATGTAGCCAGATCCGGATCCGAATTTAGGAGGGCTTCCACCTCCTTTCAAAGCTTCACCCTGCACAAATCCTCCGGCTGCGGCAAGTCCCGTACTTATATACCCCGCCGTTCTGGCGGACTTAGCGCCCCAGTGATAAAACTTAGCCGTGTTCTTCAACTGCTGTGACCGCAGGGTGTGCCGCTCTTCAAACGCCCCGCCCTGATACCGGATGAAAAGCGCTTCGAGTTCTTCCTCTGCGGCCATATCAGCCATGACATCCACCGGAGATCCAACCATCTGAACCCCGGATGCGCCATACGCGGCTCTAACCCCTCCCCGGCGGATCACAGACTCCCTTCGATGCCGTTCCTCCGCGCTTATCGTTCGCTGTTTCTCAATTCTTGCATCCCGCGCAGCGAGCTGGGCGTTGTAATCAACTACCTTGGCCTGTCCTTTCCGGGTCTTAGCTTGTTGTTCATGTTGCACATACGCACTCGCCCCCGCTATGATAGCCATGGCTATCGGTACTTCATACCCGCTCATTTCTTGATCCTCGCATAAAGAGAACTGTCTCCCCCATCAGGGCGATAACATCTCATTCGTTCTGCCTCCATTTCAAAACCTAACAGTTTCATCCACCTGTGTCCTGCTTCAAACTCGCAGTCTACTGTTGTATCAATCCGTTTCAGCATCGATCCCTCAATCAGTTTCCTGGATGCCTTATGTATCGATATCAAGTGTTTCCCAGCGTCCTTGGATAGATACGCCCACAATGTTCCCCAACATTCAGACCGCTTGATCATTCCTGCACACGCGATAACCTTGTCATTCGCAATCCCCGTGAAGGAGATGTGCGCTTCCAGCGCCTTGGCGATATCTGGGGTCACCCAACTGCCCAGATAAGCCTGTGACTCCTGTAACTCGATGATCTCCAGATGATGTTGTTTGAATGGGATGATCCTCATCTATCCTGGGTTACCAACTGCGGCATAATTGCCAACACAGTCATGGGTAATGGCTGATCCTGCCTGAAATATATCTGTCCTTCAGTTTCGTAATCTCCGGGCCATTCCATTTCCTTATCCCCACTGAACAGCGCTGGCGCTGACCCAAGCGGCGTTGCTGTCGTTCTGAAATAAATCGTATCCAGCGTATTGGCGTTTGGTCCTGCTTTCATGCCCAGAGTCTGATGCAGTCTGAATATAACTCGGTGGATCCGCTTAGTTTTGCCTTGAGCCGTACCATCTGCTGCCCCGGCATTAATATTTAGAGTCTGCCCATCGCTCTGATACGCCAGCCCGACATGCACCTTTGTAGCGGATCGATCCAGGGTAATACCTCCGCTAGTAACAACCTTGTCAGGATGGTTGGATCCATCAGCCAGGATAGAAACAGTCTCGCCTTCAAGATGGCTCAACCCACTAAGTGTTGTCGTTGCGGCCCCTGAATATGAAAGTCCACTATCAAGAAAGAACGCACCCCCCGCGTCATCTCCTTCTTCCCACAGTTTCTCGATGTATTCGATGGTCCGAATAACCGCGCCATCCACCCAACGCTTAACCACTATCCATAGTTCATCATACTTACCACTGGATGCCGGAATAACCGCTACACTTTCAACCTGTGCCTGAGTCCCAGATGAATCGCTCACCCCCCCAAGTACATGACGGTGCCACGCCAAAACATCCTGTTCCCGCTCGTAAGTAAATCCAAGCAGTGTCCCGTCATCCCGAACCGCCCAGAGAAGACTCTGCGGCTCCTGCTGATAATCGATCTCCTTGATGCCCCCGGCGGTAATGTGTTCCGAAAACACTGTCATGTCTGGAGACTGGAACCCATCCACTTCGTACACATACGCGACCTCGCGGATCTTCCGCGCAGCCCTCTGCACATAAAGCGCCGCTTTACCGACACGTTTTGGCTCGATATTCGCGCTCCCATGGGTCGTACTTCGCTTTGCCTGGACGTTGGAAGGCGCTATCGCTTCCCCGGTAGTGGAAGAACGTATGATCCACTCGCCCCCGATCGTACCGACAATCAACCCTTTTTCATCCTGCTGCATCCAGATGATCACGTTCACGTTGTCCGCGCTCAAGGTGATCAGGATCGCGTGGTCATCAACCACGGTGCCATCTCCTTCAGAGGAAGACAGGTTCTCGTAGTCCCCAGTCCTTGAAAACCAGAGTGATTGTGGATGGCTGGACGATCCTGCCCAAACCAGTCGGTCTTCGTAGAATGTCACACAACCGGGGTACCCTTTCAGATCAGACCAAGCACCTTCCGCCCAACGTTCTGTACCAGAGGTGACACTATCTGGGAAACGCTCGATGACTGTTGCGCTAACACTGGTTCCGCTAGTGAACCCTGTGATCTTTGCATACCCAATCCCGCTGTGAAGGAACAACCAGTTAAGCGCTCCATCACTCTCTGTCCCAGAGGTATGCACCAGGGGCCGCGTTCCCGTGGTCCCAGTCGATGAAGCCTGATACACATTTCCCAGATACCGCAGTTTGTCCCCAGACGTTACAGCTAAACCGGAGTTCCACTCGTCATACTTACTCGCCATGGTCTCACCCAAACGCCAGTAAGCGCCAACGTGATCACTCGTAAATATAGAGGTAGTGGAGGTGAGCGTTATGCTCCCAGTCAGAGCAGACGCTGTGACTACCTTGGTAGAATCGAGATTCTCCCCAAAGAAAGGAGGCCAATCGAAAGCAATCTGTGTCAATGTCCAGGCAGTGTGTCCTGTACGGGATAACTTCCTCGGAGAGTATCCGGGATGCGCGATGTACAAAACATCCGCGCTTTGAGCAAACTTCAGTTGGAACAGATCCGCTTCCAGATAAGGGGATGTGATTTCATAGGCGGATCCCCCGCTAACAATCTGCCCATTATCCTTATAGAAACGAATATACTGGTCTCCAAACTCAAGAATGTACGACTGTGTGTTAGAGAACTCAAACGCAACAATTCTTGTAGCTTTGGAAGAAGTCTTCACTTCAGCCACAAACCGAGACCCGGATCTGCGGATCAAAGCGCCTTGAACTGTTGGAACAAAGTTCTTGAGTAGCGCGACTCCATTGGCGTATCGACCTACATCAGTTCGCCCATATAGAAGCGGAGATATCTCTCCGGAATTGAAGCTATTCTGAATATGAGAGACTTTCGGCATTTATAGTCTCGCTGTAATCCACGAGTCTTCCGGGGTCTCCGCTGAGACACGTTCTATGGCGTTAGATCGCTTTGCTTCCAGAATAGAGAACTCATAGTCCTGCGTCAGGAAGTCTTTCTTGGTGTTCGATTGAGTGATGATCTCGCATAACTCCAGCGCAAGTCGAGTCGCTAGAAGATCAGTAAACAAGGCATCAAAATCATTTGGATCGGTAACCCGCTTCACATAGCGGAGATCCAGGGTAGTTCCATCATCCGTAAGAAGCTTCCTGCCCTCGATCTGCCAATCGGTGATCTTGTTTCCAGGAAGAATACGGAGGAAATCGGATGGAAGAGAATACTGATAATCGACCCCAAATGCGGGAGTCGCAGTATCTGGAGCCAACTGCACCCTACTGGTTGCACAACTCCATGGATGCTTCCTGAGTTCAGCGTCTCTGATGATCTCGTAAGAAGCGTTACAGGCGCGAGCGTTTCGACTGTCTTCTGTTAGAGCCGTGATGGGCGATGCGCCCAGTTTCTGCAATGCCCTATTACAGATATCCACAACTGATGGCATGTTCGCTCCTCTATAACATTGTGAAGAGGCGGCTTTTTACAGCCGCCCCAACACGATTTGACTAACCGTTACTAAAATAAAGGTCAATCACCAGCTTGCCAGAAGCTGGCATTGTAGCCGCCGCTATCGTGACGTTCACCTGGGTAGCAGCAGACAACGCGCCTTCTGCCATTCCAAGCGCTCGCCCAAACATCGTCGGCGTATTCGTTGCCGTAAAGGTCGCAGCAGAGCGATAGATGTCAGCATCGCTTGAGTGACCAATAGCAACAGTGGAACTGCCAAGGCTGGTATCCGTATTCAGGACACCGTAAGCGAACACCGATCCGGCAGGAATCTCTGCCAAAACGATAACGTCCGCCGCAGCCTGTGCAGCAAGTGTGATAGAAGCGCGGAATCTCCGCATACGTCCGCCAACCACCGAACCCTCTGCATTCGTAGCAGGAGTGGAGTTCAGAGGACCATTTGCTTCAGTTGAATATGTAGTCGCCATTATGGTTCCTCCTTATTCAGTACACAGGATTTCGACAACCTTGCCTTCTTCAAGACGGGTTGCACCGAAAGTCCCCTTCACATACACCTGATTGGCGTAGGACTTGTCATCACGTTCGCTGATGCGAGTCGTAATGTCATTCCACATACCCAGATGCATCCCCGAACGCGCCCATGCAGGGCAGCGCCGCGCACTCGAACCATCAACGCCTAAACGCTCAATGTGGATAAAGTTGAATCCCATGAAAGCAGAGATCCGACCTTCAACAAGAACGGGTTTGGTGTTGTAGTCAAGAGAGACCGCTTGAGTCTCACCCAACAGGTCATCGTGCTGTTCAGCAGTGATCGCAATGAACAACGGATCGTTATCAACATCCACTTCATTCGCCATAAGAATCTTCTTGGCAGAACGAAGTTTCGCGATTGACATACCCGCAGAACCTGAAGCGACTTGCTGTGCAGTTGGGAAAGCAGTACTCGTCGTA